TAGTTTGGGCGTTTGCTTTTGCCCGGGCGCGAAATCAATCGGCAGCCCGAATGTGGAAGCGAAGAGGAATTTTGAAGGACACTGGATACAGACGGCTCGATCAAGCAGTTCAAAGCATTACTTGCGAATTGAACAGTCGAACCGCTCCGCTTGTCCTTCCTGACCTTGATCGTTTGCGACGCTTAGGCATTATTCAGCCCATCGAATCTGAACAATCGGACCAACGCGTTCCGAGCTATATGAGGGCGAGCGATGCGCGACCTTCAGTGATCACGAGGACAGGTGTTTTGCCAAAGGCTCGTGTGCGAAGAGTACGGAAGCGAAAGCGCGGTTAGCTTGACCTAAAAACGCTTTGGGGCAATATCAACCATCCGCGACGACACTCACCCGTCGATGGATGCTTCTGTGGTAGGGAGCTGGAGCCACCGTGCAGCTTAGCGCCGGTGGCTCCTTTCATTCTGACCGCGGATTATGTCACCGGATGCCGGTTCGGTCGTAATCGGTGCGCGCCAGCAGTTCGGTGAATTTCTGGTTTTGCGCCGCGTGCGCTGTGGCTGCGGCGTCGCCGGCATTGCAGAGGCTTTTGACCATGTTTCGCAAGCCTCAACCATGTAGTAGATCACATGCCCTTCGTCGCCGCTTGTGGGGTCGCCAACGGCGCACACGAGAAAGTTTGGGCACTGTCTCAGCGTCATAAGGGCGTTGAGAAGCGTCGACCTGACGTGGCTCGCAACACAGCTATCAAGAACAGCTTCGATGTGTTCAGCCAGAGGACCTCGCGGTCGAGGGCGCTTGTTTAGACGCCCGTCTTGATCACTTCCCAAGGTCAAGCAGTGGTCATCGAATCGAGTGATGCCGCCGCGCGGCGCTGTGACGGCCCAATCAAGGGCGGCGATTTCGGTGGGTGACATCAGGTGGCGCACCTGCGTTGCGCACCAAACAGCCATGTCGGCCCAATCGTGTCGATGAGGCCAGTACCAGAGGGGAAGCCCTCGAGCGCGTTTCATGCCCATGTCTTGAGCATGGTCGCGGATCGCTTCAACAGGGTAGTCGTCACGGGCGAAGCGGAAGTCGTAGCGGCCCTTTTCCGACTGCGTGTGACCATATTGGAAGAGGAGACGCTCCGCTTCGTCGATCATCTTCGTGGGAGGGCTCGCTCGTCTGTTGTCGACTGTATGGCTGGCCGCGCGAAGTTCGTTCGCTGTGCTTGAAAACAGTCGACGGGTTTGGGGATCGCTGTTGGAAAACGAAGCCTGATCGAGCCGGGCGAGTAGGTTTTCAACTGTGGACATGGGTGCCTCCTAAGCGTGTCAGTAAGCGGCCTTCATCATCTTTGTGCGCGATCAGGATGCGACCGCGCGTGACGGTAATGACACCATGGCCGGGGTTTTGGGCAAGCCAGTCGTTTGCCTTGTCGGTCTCGCCGTCCCAAAACCAGGCCGTCACGGTGAAGCGGCGGCCGAGGGTGTCATAGTGGCGCGGCGGCGCGGCCGCCGCACGCATTTCGCGGGAGTGGTGGTTCCAGTCGCGCATCTGCGCCTTGAGCCCTTTACGCCTTCTCATGGCGCGGCTCCACGGTGTCGTGCACCTCTCGAATTCGAGCGATCAGGTCGCGCAAGACCTCGTCCTCTTCGCCTTGGACTCGCTCCCGGTCCTCAAGCACGATCTGCAGGATCTCGAGCGCGTCACCCGCGATGTCGTGATATCGCGGCCCGGCATCGTGCTGGCGGTCTTTCGGCCTGTCGAGATAGACGAGATCCTCGGAGTGAGGGCATCGGCCGACAGGTGAAGGGTCACCGGGTGTCAGGGAGCACTGGTCGATCGGCAGCACGTCCTTGACGGTGAGCCCGGCATAGCCGGACCCGGTCACGGGCGTGTTCTCGTTGAAGCCGCTGATGTCGATCTCGGCGCGGTAGAAGGGGAGGTGCTTCATGACCTTCCCTCCGTAGCGAGCTTGATGGCGGCGTGCGCCTGCTCAATCCACAAGTCCATATTCGCGCCATCCGCCCCGGCTTCGGCGCATTCCGTGATGTTCTTCAGCGCTTCGAGCAAGTCGGGTGCCGCTTCGAACAAGCGCGCGTACTCAACACGCTGGCAATCAATCGTAATGTTCGGGGTGTCTCCGATCCGCGCGCCGTCCGCATCGAAGCCGAAATTCGCCTTGTCTGTCAGGTGGTGCCGGAAGCGATACAGTCGCGGCAAGTCTTTGTGCGTCGTCATGATCACTCCTCCTGTTGCCAGGTTTCGGGCGAGGCTTTCCCTCGTTTCTTGATGTCTTCATCGTAAAGCTGCCGACCCCAATCAAGGAGATCGGCGAAGGAAAAGCCCTGCGCATCGCAAAGATGCTGAAGGCTGGCGAGGAGCGCAGAGATGCTCTCCTCGTCGTTGTCATTGACGCCATTCTCGTTTACGAAGGCTGACAGGGCGGTATTGGCGTGCGAGGCGCACTGGTTGGCGTAAGTGCTCATAGCGCCCTCCCTTCTGCTTTGGCGATGGCGGCCATGATTTTCCCGCGCTGCTCGCCCGTTGTCAGTTGGTTGTGAAGGCGTGGGAGCGCCAGCTTCAGCGCCGCGAGCATGTCCTTCGCGGCTGAGATCAGGTTGGCGTTCGCCATCGCGTCGGGCTCGTCGCAGTCGTCGCCAACGGCGACGTGACAGACGGTTTCGCCGACACTGCCGGTCTTCGTGACCTCGACGACCATGAGCACGCGAAGGCTATCCTCGCCCTCGTCGGGCACGTCGAGAACGCACCAGGTGCCATGCGTCGGTCCGACCTTCGGCGCGGTCAGAACCGCGTCGATCCTCTTGAGAAGGGCTGGGGCATCGCTGTCGCCGACAGCGTCGGCTTGGGCGATGAAGGTGCGCGCCTCGTGAAGCGCGGCTTCGAGGGGGTGCATCATTTGCTGCCTCCTCACGCAATGCGCTTCACGGTGACGGAAAACACCGCGCCGCTCTCGCAGGCCACGAGAAGGTTGCTCGCGTTCGAGGCGTCGACGGCGGTGATGGCGTCGGTCTCGCCGGTCTCGCTGACCTCTTCCTCTTCCCACGTGAACAGCGTGAAGGGGTCGCGGTCCTCGATCATGTCGCGGATGAAGACCCCGAGATCCTTCGTCGTGGTCTTCGACAGCGGCTTGCCGCCGTTCGATGCCGCGATGAAGCGGGTGGCGGCTTTAACCAGCTTCTTGACCACCTCTTCGCGATCGGGGTGATAGACGGTCTCGCCGTGGCGAGCGCGCGTGTAGATCAGGCCGTTTTGGGTTTGGATCGCCACACGCAGATCGGTTGCTTGGTGGCGCGTCTCTTTCGGCAGCGCGGCGCGAGTTTCGAGCCTTGTGAGCTCGGTGCAGATGAAATCTATGTCCATGGGAGCCTCCATGGCGCGCGCGACTTTGGCTACGCGCGCCGGCCGGTTGATCAGTTCTTGGCGACCTCGAGCTTCTCAAGGTTCACATAGCGGGTCTTCCCGCAGGCCGCGTCGAAGCCCGACGGCTTGCGACCGCGGCACCGGCTGGGCTTGAAGCCCACGATGGCGGCGGGTTTCCCGGTGGCTGCGACCTCGACGGTGTAGTCATCGATGCACAGCTGCACATCGGAAGCGCTGTTGACGGTGAAGCAGCGCGGCGCGATCACGTTCTCCGTCGGGGAGGTGGTGATCGACTTTGGGCCGCGCTCGATCACCGGGGATGAGGTGACGATCAACTGGCAAGACATTGGTTTTACTCCGTGGTAGGGGGTAATTTCTTACGTGCTTATAATAAGCACGTGGGTGAGTAAGTATATGCTTCTGCATACTTACTTGAGCTTTTGTTGTACTTACTTCACCTGTGACCTCACGCGGTCAAGGTGACCAAACACGTGTTGACGCTCGTGCCCGATGACCGGAAGGAATCGGGTGGGAGGCGCTCGATTGAGCCGTCACGGGCTGTGACGAAGCTGCGAAAGTCCCGGGTGAGGTTGTCGTCTCGGAACAGCACACCGGCCGACATGATCGCGATCAGCCGGCCGCGCGGTTTCAGAAACTTCGCCGCGTGGCGGACGTGGTGAATGTCGGCGCGACGCCCGAACGGCGGGTTCATGACGACGGCCGTAAAGGACGGAGCCGGGGCGGCGGTAAGAAAGTCCGCTTCGTGGACAGTGACGCCGACGATCGCCTTGAGCTTATCGGCCAGTTGGGGCACCAGCTCATAGGCTGTCAGGGAGCGCACGAGCGGGGCTAGGGCTCGAACGATGTTGCCATCTCCGGCGCTCGGCTCGAGCACATCATCGAACAGGGTCGGCTTCAGCTTCTCGACCATGCGCTCAATCACAAGGGCGGGTGTCGGGAAGTAATCGAAGTCGGACCGCGGGTCGACCACCTCTCCGGTGAGGATGAGCGGTTCGAGGGCGGTGGACGCCGGAACGGGGAAGAGGTGGGCTTTCGCCTTTCGGTTCCATTTGCCACCGGCCGCTTCGAGCACCTTGTTGACCGCGAGATAAAGCGGCCGGGCAAGTTCTCGCTGGATCCTGGCCGCCTCGCCATCGCATTCGATGGTCGACAGCACGGTGAGCACGTCTTCGCTAATTTTCATGGGGGTCTCCTTTGGCGTAAAGGCGCCTGGAACGGCGCTGGTCTCCCAGCGCCGTCTGCAGCCGCCTTCACGACACCTTGTCGAGGACCTTTCCGGCGATCCGCTCGATCTCGATGCGGTCGGAGGTGTTGGCCTTTTCTCGCGCGGACGCGGTGATGGCCTGGACGGCGTCCCAAGCGGTGCGGACCTTGCGGTCTTCGTCCTTCTCGTAGTCGGCCATCATCTTGAGCGCCGCCGTGCGAGAGAAAGACCGCTCCTGGAGCCAACGGACGGCTTCGTCGTCATCGGCGGCGATCTTGGCTTCCTTAGCTTTCTGGACGCCGTCGATGAGCTTTTGGCTCGACCCGTCAGAGAAGGATTGCAGCGCCGGCCGGGCTTCGTGGATCCACCGGTCGGGCGCCATGCGCGAGTGGCGCATGGTGACCTCTTGGAAGCCCTCGACGCCCCAAAGGTTCCGGTTCATGCACACGCCGCGCAGATAGAACGCCGCGAGGCGGAGCGAGGCGGAGCCGGTCTCGGAATTGGAGACGTAGAAGCCACGAAACATCAGGTCTGGATTGCCGTTCGACAGCTTGCCGACCTCGATAGGATTGCGGTCATCGACCAGGAACATGAACACATCGCGATCGCTGGCATAAAGCGTCGTCGTGTCCTTGGTCACCGGCGTTTCGGGGTCATAGGTGTGCGTGCGCCAGTCGATGGTGCCAGGCACCTTCCAACGGCTCTCACCCCGGCCGCTGCCTGCGATCTGCATGACGGCGTCGACCACCTCGTGGTCAAAGATCCGGCCATATTCGGGACCGGTCACGGCACGCATTTCGTCGGGGTTGTAGTAGGCTTTCAGGGCCTCGACTTCACGCGCTCGCTTGAGGCGCCAATTGAGCGCGTCGGCCGTGATCTGGCTGGGGAGCTCGCGGAGGAAGCCGCTGGGGGAGCGCGCCAGGGAGCACAGCTGGGAAAACGACCAGTGGGTGAACCCGACCTCGGTGCCGTTCGGCAAGCCGACAGTCAGCTTGTGGGTGTCGTCGGCGGAGGTGGGGTTCGGCGCGATGACCTCGAACTGATTGTTTTTCACAGTCAGCTGTTCGCTTCGCACAGCTCGCGAATAGACGGCCGCGCGCAACTCGTCGAGCGAAGTAAAGCGCTCGTCGGGATCGCGGGCAATCCACTGCTTCGAGACTTCGCCGCGTCGCTCACCTTTGGTGACGTCGACGGCGTAAGGTTTCGCGTGGTAATTCATGATCTTGCTCCGTGGTAGGTCCGCTTTCGGACAGCTTCATCCTATGCAAAATGCACAGTGAGTAAAGGCCAAAAGGCCTTTATTTTCCAGTATTTTACGTCGACCGGGTCGCGCCAAAGACAGTGATCTTCACGTGCTTGTTTGTGATCTCCCAAATTTTGCCGAAGTGACCGCGCGACTTCTCAACCCAGGTCTTGAACCGCTCGCGCAGGTCTGGCTGCTGGATCGCGTCGTGGAGGGTCATGAGCATTCGCGCGCTCGTCAGTTCGACCGCGATCGGCTGGAAGTCGTTATGGGCATCGTTGAACTCGAACGTGCCTGTGCGCAGGAAGCGGCCCTCTTCTGGCCACACGAAAAAGGCCCACGGCTTCGTGGTGTCCCGCGACGCGATCGCCTTGAGGGTCTTGAGGCTGGCGAACTGACAGTGGCTCCAGCGGCCGCCTGTCAGGTCGGTTTCGTCGAACGGGTCATTGATCATCGTCATCGGTCTCCTCCTTCTCGACGAACACCCACGCCATCACATAGGCGCCGTCGTCAGTGAGGCTGACAAAGGGTGCGCCTTCGACAGGGTCATCGATCTCGATCTGACCTTCCTCGTGATACTCGTCGCGCGCCCGGCTGATGAGCGCCGCGAAGTCGGGATTTTGCTGCTCCATGGCTGCGTCAAACAGCCGGTCACGGAGCGTTTCGGCTTGATCGGTCCCCAAAGAGGCTAAGCCATTGCGAATGAGCGCGAGCTCGTCGGCGCTGAGGTTGATCCACATGGTGGGTCTCCGTTGCGAGCGCTTCGGCCCGCCGTTTGAGGGTCTCGACAGAGCCGCGCAGGATCACCTGGGTGGTCCCGTCCGGCTCGGTTTTTGTGAGGGCATTGCGGGCCACGTGAAGCGATCCGATGCGGTCGGTGTCGACGGCGAAGGGGGCTTTCTGGCCGTTGATGTGGAGGATGCGACGGACCTTCACAGGCCCGTCGCGCAGGGTCATCTCGCGCCACTCGATCATGGTGAGGGCTCGCAGGCCTTGAAGGCTGATCGGACGATTTCGCGCAGGGCGAAAAACTGATCTGTGCGCGTGGGCTCGTCGGGGCTGACGTTTTCGATGAAATCCCACGCGGCTGTCAGGGCGCGGTGGAGGTCGGGGCCGGCGAAGGTTTGTCGGCACCGGGATTGCTCGAGCTCGTGTTCGGCGAGGGCGTCTTTCAGCTCGTCCTCGTGGATCTCCTCGGTGAGATCCTTGAACAGCTCGTAATCGTCGAAGGGTTCGCTGGGGGACCCTGTGCCCCAGTCGACTTCGCCGCTCTTGGCGAGGTCGTGAGCGTCGTCAGCGCTGGCGGCTTCAACGATGGCGCTGAAGTAGATGTAGGCATCGTGGCCCTTGGTGACGCGATACTTAGGCATCCTCCATCTCCTCTCGCATCTCGGCGACGGCTTGCGCCGGCGTGGCGCCGTCCTCGAACGCGTCGCGCCAGGTCCAGTCGGGCAGGTCGAACACGCCAAGCCCGACCTTTTTGATCAGCATGGCGTTGCATTTGCGCAGCCAGTCTCGAAAGGGGGCGTCCTGCGGGTCGGTGCCCGCGTATTGCTCGAAGTCGTCCATGGTAGGGGCTCCTTAGCTTTCGGCGATGAATGTGCCGACCTGAAACTTCCTCTCGCCGCATCGGTTGCAGGCGAGGTGTTTTTGGGCGCTGATGATTTGGCCATCGCGCTCGTGGACGTCCGTAAGGACCTCGATCAGCGTTCCGTAAGGCAGGCCGGTTTCTTCTGTGCACTTTGTGCAGCCGTATCGGCTGATGCCGTACTCGGGACGACGAGCCTCCTCAAGCGCGTCGCCGCCCTGGACGAGGCGGAACCGGGTCGGATCCTTTGCCTTGGGTTCGGTGTCTTTGGTCATCTCGGTTTCCGTCGTGACGCTAAGCGCGTCTCGCGACGCCGGGGGTGCCCGGCGTCGAAAGTCGGTCTCAGGACAGGAGAAGCGGCGCTTGGGCTTTCCCGTTGACGGGCTGGTTGAAGTGGGCATCCGCGGCCGCTCGATAGCCCGCCATGCCTTCTGTCGTGGACGGGCTCTTGACGGCGACGTACTTCTCCCTGCCCGACGGTCTCAGACCCGCGCGTTTGGCGGCTTCGAAAGCTGCCGCGTTCTTGCGGTCGTAGGTTTCAGGGTCGGCTTTCCGGCGCTGCCGGGCGATTTCGAACATGCGCTCGGCAATCCCGAAAGCGCAGCTATCCGCGAATTCGCGAATTGCCCGCATGTCGTCGGCATCGATCTCGCCTCGCTTGCCCTTCTTCTTCAGCGGTCGGTTGAAGAGGTAACCAAGGGCTCGCCGGTTGCAGAACCCTTCGAGGGTCTCCAGCAGCCATTCGGCGAAGATGATGTCCGGCACCGTGCCGAACAGGGCAACGGAGCGCTCGTGGTCGACGATGAAGCCGCGCGTGTCGGTAAATTGGCAGATCGCCGTGAGCAGGGTCATGCGCACGTCGAACTTCGCGTGGCCTGTCGGCCCGTGGCGGTCGCACACGAAGCGGCTCATCTCGGCGGCTTCGAGGTCTGTCAGCTCGATGCCCTCACGATCCATCAGCTGCCGGGCCTTCATGGCGGCGGAGAAGGCCTCCGCCTCGGTGGCGCCGCTGGCCATGGTCTTCGACAGCAGCGCCTTGATCTTCGCGATCAGCTTCGGGTCAGCCATGGGACACCTCACCTTTGAAGGTCGTGACGACAGCGCTGAAGCGCGTGAAGGCATCTTGGCTCGACCACGTCAAAACAGAAACGAGGTTACGCAAGTTGCCCATCTGGTTCGCGAACCGGTCCTCGGCGTCGTAGAACTCTTCAGCAGTCGCGAAGTCTTCGCGGGTGGGGATCAGCTTCGCCACTGCGTCACGAGCTTTGGTGGCGGCTTCGAGAGCGTCTTTGTGCGCGAGATAGAGCTCGGCAAGGCGCTTGGGGTTTGGGGTGGCGGGCATCTCGATCTCCGTGGTAGGTATGTATTTCTTACAGTTTTGAGTATAGGCATGGTGTAAACTGTTGTAAATGCTAGCAAACTTGATTTCAGAAAAATAAAACCTTGCTGGTTGCAGTAAAGAAAAAGCCCGCCAGCAATAAAGCGGCGGGTCTTTGTTGTGAATGCTCAAGAGAAGAGGTCGGCTTTCTGTGCCTTTGAGGTTCCCCATGGGAGACCCCACCGTTCCGCGCAGACGGGACCGTATCCAACATCGGTCGATCGGTCGTCCTTGAGCCCTTTGTCGCAGAAGCAGCAGCGCCCGGTCAGGCGCCCGTGTTCGGCGGCCGTCTCGGCCGGTTGAACCGCGAACGCCTTCAGCTTCTCGGTCACTTCGGCTGGGACGTCTTGGCGGCGCGAGTGCTCGAAGGTGCCGTCCCGATAGATCCGACCGAACCAGGTCCGATCTCCAAAGCGGCCGTCGGTCGTGACGTTGATGGTGCCCGGCTGGGAGGATTGGGCCCCCGCAACGCTCAGACGCAGGTCGCCGATCTCGGGGAGGTGGAGGACCACGGCGGGGCGTTTCAGCTTCTCGGCCGCCTTGTCAAACAGCCGATGAACGCCGGCCATGGCGTCTTGGTCGCCAACAGCTTCGGTCTTAATCTGGACGGGTGCGGACGCCCGCTTGGTGAGGGTTTGAACCCAGGACATCTGCTTCTCGCTCAGATGGCCCTTCGACCGAAACTGAGCCACGAGAGATGACGCGAACTCGACATCGCGGCGCGGGAGCGCGGCTATCGCGCGCTCGAGCTCTTTGACCGCTTGGGCTTCGAATAGGCTCATGGCGTCCTCCTCAAGCGGCCTGGCGACGCTTGATCTCGTCGATGATGGCGGCTTCGTCGCTCAGCGGGTCGAAGTCCTCGTCGACGTTCCCGATCGCACGGACGGTCGCGGCGATCTCATCGGTTGCCCAATTGGCGAAGTCGATCTCGAAGATCGGGTGACGGCGCATGGTCTCGGCAAGGGTCTGCATGGTGGTGCCTCCGTGGTAGGGGGTCGAGCAATGTATTCGCTCTGTATTCACAAGAATAACCTAGCGTAATGTCGAACTATCCGTAAGGCCAATTCGGCATGAAAACTAAGAATTTGGAGACTTAAAATGCGCATCGGTGTTGTGGGTGTCGGCTATGTGGGTCTAGTCACAGCCATCAGCTTTTCAGCCAAGGGGTTCGAGGTTGTGGCTGTCGACGTCGACGCGCGCCGGATCGCCCAGCTCCAGTCGGGGCATCTCCCGTTCGTCGAGCCCTCGCTGGAGGTCTTCCTGGGGACGGCTTCAGCTCTTCGCGCTATCCATTGGTCTGTCGACGTCAATGCGCTCGACGGCTGTCAGGTCGTCTTTGTCTGCGTGGGCACCCCGACGGGGCATTCGGGAGGTCTCGACGTCAGCGGAGTCGTGAACGGGGCGACCGCGGTTGCCAGGGTCATTCGGCGGGGTGTGATCGCGATCAAGTCGACCGTTCCCGTCGGGACAACTCGCGCCGTCGCCGGCGCGGTCGGTCGGGTCGGTGTCAGCGTGGTGGCCGTGCCGGAGTTTCTGGTGCAGGGGAGCGCGCTTAATGGCGCCATGCGGCCAAGCCGGGTGGTGATCGGGACCTGCAGCGATCAGGATGACGTCGATCTCCTGAAACCGATCTTTAAGAGTGATCGCGTCCTGGTGGTGTCGGCCGAGGAGGCTGAGCTCATCAAGATGGGGTCGAACACCTTCCTCGCCGCTCGCGTTGCGCTTATCAATGAGTTGGCCGACGTGGCGGAGCGGGTGGGCGCCGACGTCCGGCAGGTCGCGAAGGGAATCGGTCTTGATCCGCGTATCGGCCCGAGTTTTCTGGATGCCGGCCCGGGCTATGGCGGCAGCTGTTTCCCGAAAGATGTCAGCGGGTTGGAGGTGGCCGGCCGGGCGGCTGGAGCTTCGATGACGCTGGTCGGCGCCATCCATCAATCCAACGTCGACCGCATCACCGGTCTGGTGGATTGGATATGGGATCGCGTCGGCGACCCGGCCGGGAAACGGTTCGCGCTCGACGGCCTCGCCTTCAAGGCTGGGACAGATGATGTGCGCGGCTCACCGGCCATCTTCATAGCCAAGTTTCTCGATCACGCCGGTGCTGAGGTTTGGGTTGATCAGCGGGAGGTCGGCGCGGCCGCCATTGCCGAGGTTCCCTTCGTCAGGATCGCCGATCACGTGGGAGCCCTTCTCGAAGGGGCGGACGTGTTCGTCGTGGTCAATGGACCCGACAAGTCAGACGGTCGCGTGAGGGCGACAGTCGAAGCCATCAAGCGAGAGCGGCCGGTTGTTCTCGATCTGCGCGGCGCCTATCGGGATCTCGTCGCTTCCATCAAGGGCGTCGAGTATCACGAGATCGGGTTGGGCACCCATCCCGATCTGGTGGTCGGTGGGGATGAGCCGAGCACCGTTTCCCCGTCGGGAGGGAAGCAGTTGGGGCTGTGAAGGTCGGGCAGGGGGTCATAGGTCGGGTTTTCCCCGAGCCTGTCACGGCAAGCCCTAATCAGCGGGTCTGGCGGGGAAGCCCTTCCCCGAAAGCAGGTCGGTAGGGAAGACCGTGGGCGGCCACGGCCGATCAGGATGGGTGAGAGTGAGGCTAAAAGCCCTGCTCGTCACGGCAAGCCTGAGCGGGTCCGATGGGAAACAGGGGGAAGGTGGGGAAGCGGGAACAAAGCGCGACTTTCCGGGTTCGTTCAGGTCGGCAAACAGGTCGGGAGGGAAGCCCAGGGAAAGCCGCCGCTCGATCAGGGTGGGGAAGGGAAGGCTCCCAGCGCCGCCCGTCACGGCAAGCCTGAAACAGGTTTCCCTTCCCGACGGATCGGGAAGGGAGAGGGAAGGGAAAGCAGGAAGGGAAAGTCAGCTGGCCAAGGCCAGCCGGGCTCCTTGACGCCCCTCCTCTTCCCGCAGCTGCCGGATCATGATGGTGAGGTGCTTCTGCGTGAGCTCCAGCTCCTCGATCATCTTGGTCACGCGGGTCGGGTCGACCTTCATCGCGACGACGCATTCGCCGTCTTTGAAACCGGCCGCCGTCATGGCGACGACACTGCGCACCCGGGCTTCCATCTTGGTGAGGGTCTCGACCTCCTCCTCATTCGCGGTCGCCTCGCAGCCCAGGAACACGGGTTGAGCTTCCTTGTTGAGGATGGTCTCGACGGCGGTCCGAACAGCCCGGTCAGATGCCAGCTTGCCCGTCCGCATCAGCTGGACGATCTTCGACTGGTCCTGGTGGGAAAGCTGCGCGATCGACTTCGCCGACCGCGGGGAGATGTTCCCACCTTCGAACAGCTTCAGCACAGACGGCTCGAGCTTGAGCAGCCGGGTCCGCTGTTCGATGGTCCATTCTTCGATACCGAGGCGGCGAGCCAGCTCGGAGGGTTCCATGCCCGTGTCCAGCATCGCTTGGAAAGCGCGGGCTTCCTCAAGCGGGGTGATATCGGCGCGAGCCAGGTTCTCGACGATCGCGAGGATCGCCACTTCGACGTCGTCCATCTTCCGAACGTGCGCAAGGATGGTCGGGCTCTCCAGCTCATCGCGTTCGGCGAGGAGATTGTGCGCGCGCCAACGACGTTCGCCGGCAACGATCATAAACCCTTCACCATCAGGATGAGGGACGACAGTGATCGGCTGAACAAGCCCGTTCTCACGGATCGAGTTGGCGAGCTCCATCAGAGCTCCGTGCTCGAACACCTTCCGAGGTTGGTTCGGGTTCGGGCGGATCTGGTCAAGATTGATGCGCTTCAACATGGTGTCGGCTCCTGTGGTAGGAAGGAAAGGTTTGAGCGGTTCTCCCCTTTCCAGTTTCGGCGGGTGTCGAACTCGCTCGATGAAAAAACTATAACCAATTCAGCGGCTTAGTGGAATGCTCCTCAAGCGAGTCACCTAACATGGGTGATCTCGCATGGGTGCAGGGGTGTCGAGCTAAAACAATTCGGAGGCTCTCGTGCGTAATCGCGTGACTAAACTTGTCGAGGTCAAGGCCAGCGAGTTGCGAGCCCACCCTGATAACTGGAGACTTCACCCACAACATCAGCGCAATGCTTTGTCAGCGCTGATGCGGGAGGTCGGGATGGTCGCGGCGGTGATCGCTCGTGAGACGCCCGAAGGACTTCAGCTCATTGACGGTCACCTGCGAGCGGAGCTCGCGGAGGATGACAAGATCCCGGTCTTGATCGTTGATCTGTCGGAACAGGAAGCGAAGCAGATCCTTGCGTCGTTCGATCCGATCGGCGAACTGGCCCTCATTGATGAGGAGGTGTTCGCCCGGCTGGTGCCTGATCTTGGCGGTCTGATGGAGGACAGCGACTTCCGCCTCATGATCTCGCAGATCAACAATGAGGTGATCGAAAAGGAGCAGAAGGGTGGCTTCTCGGAGCACATTGTGCCCGGGATGGAGCTCGAGCCGCACGAACACTACGACTACCTCGTCGTGATGGCGCGATCGACCCAGGAATGGAACGTTCTATGCACGAGGCTCGGGCTGGAGCCGAGTAAGCGCCGACACCGCACCGGTGTCGGGCGCGGCATTTCAGCTTCGAAGCTCCTCGCGTTGATCGGTGACAAGTGATGGTTGACGATTACTGCCTTGTGGTCCCGTCGCGGGGACGTCCGCAGAACATGCACCGCATTCAGACGCTCTTGCCGACGGCAAAAATCGTCGTCGCAGAGGCGGAGAAGGAGAGATACCTTCTGGAAGTGGACGCCGAAAAGCTGGTCACGCACCCCGGTGAAGAGGGTGGCATCATTGGCATGCCGCGCGTCTGGAATTGGATGGTCGACCACTTCACCGAGGAAACCTTCGTCGAAATCGACGACGACCTTGAATTCGTGCTGGGATGGACCGGCGACGGCGCTCGAAAGACCTGGAATAGGTTGCACAATCCAGAGGATATTCTGCAGATCATTGAGAACGGTGTGCAAATCGCACGGGATCTCAATATCACGACCTTCACGTGGGGGAAGGCGCAGAACCCCGCGATGGCCAAAATGGACCACAAGCCCATTGTGCCCGTCGGTCTCGCGTGCAACGCGGTGGGGGTTCGCGGCGCCGCCCGGCGTCGCAAGTATGACACGCAGATGTATGGCCGATCGGCGGTTGACTGGTCGCTGCGCACCTTGCTCGCCGACCGCGCGATGCTGGTCGACAAGCGGTTCTTCTTTTCGTGTGGGCGCATCTTCTCAGGGGTTGGCGGCAATGCCGGCTATGTGACGGAAGAGCGCTTCCGCAAGTCGACCCAGGCCCTCAAGGATACGTGGGGGCGTCATGTGAGCTTTGGCGGCTTCTCAGGGGGCACGGCGGGCGCCGGCGCTCGGGGCAATCGCAAAGACAAGTTTGGGCGCAATGTGGGGATTGAGCAGGGTGACCGTATCGTCACCATCAAGGTCTCGCGCTACAACAAGGGCGCTGAGAGGTGAGACCGCCAGCGGCGGTCTCGGGTCTCGAATAGGGGCTTACGCAGCTTCTTCGACGTCGTCCTCTGGCGGCAACAGCGACCCCGACTTCTCGTCCATGCTCCAATGCGCGATTGCCTCGTCCATGTAGGGGTCTTTGACCGCGGGCGGGGGCACCAGGACGGTGGAGACGGTCAAGAAGTGTTCTAGACCGCGACCCATGCGGCGGCCTTCTGAGGTGTGTTTGTCGAAAGCCCAATCCGGGATGACAGGACCCACCCCGCGAAGCACCGGCCGCCCGATTGCGACGTGGAAGTGATCGCCTTCGCGTGACTTCGGAGCACGGCACATAATGCGGATGATGGTCCCGATCAGCATCCGCACGCGACCTTGCTTGGTCTTGTCTTTTCGGCACCGCTCGAGCTGCTGGATCGTGGCTTCGACGCCCGCGATGATGGCGGGGTTCGACACCACGTCCAGATCTTCGTGCATGATCACCACCAGTCGATTGAGCAGCATCGTGCAATAGGTCGTGCTGGTCGATGAGAGCTCGTAAGCGCAGGCACCTGCCAATCGCTCGTCACCTCGACGGATTGCCTTCTGCAAACAGGACAGCACTGCAAACGGACCGAGTCCGTTGATGGTCTTTGGCATCATTGGGGAAGTCTCCTGTGGTAGGGGTGTACTTGATGCACAATCATCCTAGCGCGTTTCACTGCTAACGGGAAGTGAAAAGATGTCCTATACACATCACCGCCCGAACAGCGAAACAAAAGCGCAAGTTCTCGCGCTGGCTGGTTTTGGCATTCGGCAAGAAGAGATCGCATCTTATCTTGGAATTTCGCCAGTCACATTGCGCAAGCACTACAGGGAAGAGCTTCGAAACGGGGTGACGCGCGCCAATGTCGAGGTCGCTCGAACTCTGTTTGCAATGGCTCGAAGTGGCCAAAACGTTGCGGCGACCATCTTCTGGTTAAAGGCGCGGGCCGGGTGGTCGGAAAAAATCCGCGTCCAGATGATCGAACCCGAGCAGCCGTCAATCGACGTGACGCGCCTGTCGACAGAAGAGCTCCTCGCGCTCGAGAACATGATGACCAAGGCAAGGGCCACAGATGTCGCTGCCGACGCCATTGGAGATTGATCGGGAGCTCTCAGAGCGTCACCTTCGGCAATTCGTCAAACGCGCTTGGAAGACCGTCGAGACGTCACAGTTCGTTGACGGCTGGCACATTGGCGCAATTGCCGAGCACCTTGAAGCCGTGGCGCGGGGAGAGATCAGGCGCCTTCTGATCAACATGCCGCCCCGCCACATGAAGTCGCTCACGTGCGGGGTGTTCTTCCCCGCCTGGGTGTGGGCTCAAAACCCCGATCCGTACAATATCGGCCACGGCCTACCCATACGGCCTGGGACCTGGATGGGCGCTGGCACGAAGTTTCTGACCCTGTCCCACAAGTCGGACTTGGCCGAGCGCGATGCATACCTAGCCCGGACGGTGATGGAGTCGCCTTGGTATCAGAGGCATTGGGGCAGCCGGGTGAGCTTCACCGCGGGCGAAGACGCGAAGGGGCGCTATCGCAACAGCCGAATGGGCGCCCGATACACCTCCTCCTTCGGCGGTGGCGTGCTGGGTGAAGGTGGCGACATTATCGTGGTCGACGACCCGCACCCAACTGCGGGCGTGTCGCAGAAGCAGCGCGAGGAAGCCCTCGTGTTCTGGAATGAGACGCTCCAGTCTCGTTTGAACGACCCTGAGACCGGCGCCTTCGTGGTGGTCATGCAGCGCCTTCATGAGCGCGACCTAGCCGGCCATATCATGGCGACCGAGAAGGATTGGGACGTTCTGTGCTTGCCCGAGATGGCGGAGAAGTCGCACCCCGTTCAGGTGCGCTCGTCGATCGGCTTCAAGGATCCTCGCAAGCCTGGCGAGATGCTCTGGCCGGAGCGCATTTCGGAGCAGAAGCACCGCGAGCGTGAGCTCGCCTTCGGCGCCTACGCGGCGGCCGGTCAGCTGCAACAGCGGCCTGCGCCTCGCGAGGGTGGTCTGTTCAAAAAGAGCTTCTTCACCTTCGTCGACGCCGCGCCGCGCGGGGGCATCTCAGTGCGTCGCTGGGACTTGGCGGCCACCGTTGCCGAGCAGGGCGATCCCGACTGGACAGTCGGCGTCAAGATGAGGAAGGTCAACGATACCTACTACATCGAGCATGCCGAACGGCTTCGCGGGTCTCCTCATGAGGTGTACTCGACCATTCGCCGCGTCGCCGAGCAAGACGGCCACAGCACTGTGATCTGGATCCCGCAAGACCCCGGCGCGGCAGGAAAGATCGTCGCTCGAAACCTCGTCGGCCACCTGGCGCCATTCGTCGCGCGGGTGGTGCGCGAAAGCTCTTCCAAAGCGGAACGAGCCGCTCCGTTCGCGGCGCAATGCGAAGCGGGGAATGTGGTCCTGGTGCGTGGTGACTGGAACACCTGGTTTATCGATGAGCTCGCGCTCTTCCCCAATGGCGCCCATGACGACGCGGTCGACGCGTCCTCTGGCGCCTTCCTTGCGCTCTCCAGCGGCGCGGGCACCGGCATTATGGAGATGAAGGCGTAATGGCTGAAAAAGCGACACCTGACACGCCGGCGCCGTTCTATGCGGCGGCCCTGCAAAACTGGAACGTCGTGTCGGCTCTTCTGAAGGGGTCAACCGCGTTGCGCTCGGAGGTGTACCTGCCGCGCCATTCGGCAGAAACCGATGATGCCTACCAAGCGCGGGTTTCGCGCACCTTCTGCTATCGTGGCTTCCGCAAGGCGGTGCGCAACGTGGTGGCGCGGGTTTTCTCGAAGCCCCTGACCTTGACCGCGGACATGCCTGATCCCATCAAGCTCCTGTGCGATGACATTGACCTGGAAGGTCGCAACCTTGACCGCTTCGCGCGCCGGTATTTCTACAATGCCTTGGCCTTCGGCGCCTGTTATCT